CTGCCCAGCAGCCGGGCACACCCAAAGTAACGATAACGTCCTAAGGTAGGTGTTCTATACTTTAAAACTTTCACCGCATCCGCAACGAGCAACTTCGTTTGGATTGATGAATTTAAATCCTTCGTTAAGCCCTTCTCTAGCCCAGTCTATTTCTAACCCTGCTAGGAAAAGCTCATCTTTAAGACAAACTAATAACACAAAATCAGGATGGCCATAATTAGTGACTCCTGGTTCTGCTTCATACTTGTCTACGTATTCCATGACATAAGAATAACCTGAACATCCAGTGTTTTTAACACCTAGTCGTATTCCTACGCCACTTCCACGCTTTTCAAGCTGCTGCTTTATTTTCTTGCTGGCTTTGTCTGTTACGGTAATCATATATTGCTGCCTTTATTGCATCTTCCGCAAGTATTGAACAGTGGATTTTAACGGGGGGCAGCGCAAGCTCTTGGGCGATATCAGAATTTCTGATCTCAACGGCTTGTTCGATTGTTCGCCCTTTGAGCCACTCTGTGACGAGGCTGCTTGATGCGATTGCGGATCCGCATCCGTACGTTTTGAATTTGGCATCTTCAATGACTCCTAGATCATTAACCTTTATTTGTAACTTCATAACATCACCACAGGCAGGTGCTCCCACCATACCTGTGCCGACATTAGGTTCATCTTTGGCAAAGCTACCTACGTTACGAGGATTTTCGTAATGGTCTAGAACTTTGTCACTATAAGCCATTATTCACCCTTTTTAAAGAGTCCTTTGACTTTGCCTTCTAGTGCTGCTGCCCATGAAGGTTGTGGAAAATGCCAACCGATAAACGCACCGATTAGAATTAAGATAAGTGATTCGATCATTTTTATTTCTCCTTAGTTTTGTACTAAAACATTTCTGTAACAATTACAACCCGCATCTAGGATTGTTTCATAATGATATCCTACAGGCGGATAATACACCACCGGTGGTTGAGGTTGTACATAAACTGTTCTTGGTTGGGCGATAGCATAACCGACTGCTCCGCCGATAATCAAAGGTGCTACCCAGTTATAATTACCTCCACGATAATGTCCACCGTGTTGGTGATGCCAACCATCAGCAAAAGCTGGGGTTGTCATTAGCATACTTAGTACGAGTGCTAATTTTTTCATGTTATACTCCTTGTAAACGGTCATTTACTACTGACCAGTCAACGATACGCCAAAAGTTATTAAGGTACTTGTCTTTGGCTGCTTGGTAGTCTAGAGCCCAGGCATGCTCCCACCAGTCGACCAATAACGCGATACGAGTCGGGTCGCCGGTAATACTGTGGTTCTTGATAGTCTTGATCTCGCCTTGGCGGTCCATGAATATCCAACCACTGCCTTGTATGGTCATAGCGATCTTCAAAAACTCTTCTTTGAAACTGTCGTATGACTTATATTTTCTTTCGATTAGTTCTTCCGCAGCTCCGAATGGGCGGTTCGCTCCACCTGCTGGTTTGAGCTGTGAGAAATAGATGTTGTGTAGTACTGCTCCGCCCTTGTTAAATTCAGCATCGCCTTCTCCTGAATTATAACGATCGACATAGGCTTTAGCCAGTTTCCCATAATGATAATCTATAGTCTGCTCGCTGATTACTGGATCAAGTTCAGTCTTTTTGTAGGGCAAAGGTTCTTGCCTTAGTTTGTGATCAGCTGCTTCTATCAGATTGATATAGGTTTTAAAATTCTTCATGTAAATATTTACCGCTAAATATCATCCTAAGGAGATTATTATGTTAAAAGCGATCAAAAAGTTTTTTGGACTAGCACCTGTAGAGCAGCCAGCGGCAGCAGAACAGCCAGCACCGTACAAGGTAGAACCACCTGTTAGTGTTGCGCCTGTAGCGTCAGAGGCAGTGATCAAGTCTATCCCTCCAAAAAAGCCAGCAGCTAAAAAGCCACAACAAGCTAAGAAGCCAGCTGGAACTCAAAAGCCACGTAAACCAAAAGCTTCAAAGCCCAAGGTTTAATGCTTCTTGATATAGTGCGAATGAAGCTAGATTCTTAGCTTTACTCTCGCACATAATATCAAAGTCCTCTCGGAAACTCAGTGCCCATTCGTTTACTGGTTTATTCCAGTAGAAGTTAGAATGAGCTCTGAGTTTTTGTTTTTTGTATCCTGTCTCTAAGAGGGACGGAAGATCGGGACGGATGTGTCCGGGATGGCCTCCAAGTACATCTTCCCTAGAAACAGAGTAGTGAATGACAGGGCGATTACCGCGCCAACTATCAATAACCCTCTTAACACGGTCGTTAGTTGCTTCAATATATTCTCCAGAATTTACCCAATGATGATGAATGTCTAATACTAAGGCACAGTCGTTAACTAGTTCAAGACTGTCTTCAATGCCCCAAGTCATTTCGTCGTTTTCGATGGTTAGCGTGTTACGGGCTTCGGGTGTCATACGAGCCAACGCAGCACGTATTCCATCGGGGCCTCGTCTACCCGCGATATGAACGTTGATCTTAAAGTCTTGAAACGTTTTACCAAATCCCATCCAGCGAGCCATGTCCACATGATATTCAAACTCCTCTATGCTGCGGGCAACAATATCATCATTATCGCTAGCCAACACGCAGAACTGGCCAGGATGAAAGCTGAGGCGTACATTACGATCCCTAGCAATTCTACCCACTTCCAAGAAGTTCTGCTCGCAATACCTAACCACATCGCTACGACGCCAAAAGTAACTCCAAGTCCGCTCAGTATACACAGGCAGGACGTCACTGCTAACACGTACCATCCTAAGGCTATCATCAAGTTCTCCTACTCGTTCTACAAGTTTTCGAGTCGCTTCAATGTTACCTACCATCAGGTCCCACAACCTTTGCTCTGCTACATCGCGACTCTGTCGATTTAGCCAAGCCACAGTGGTACTACCTGTGTTGTACTGTTTACAGTTATCTTTCTGATTGATGCCGTTAATTTGGCTAGGGCCATCAATCCACTTACATGCGAAACCGATTTTTTTGATCATACTCATATTATATACTCACTAGATCTAAAAGTCAATATATACTTGTATGATTTTCGATCTCTATACCAACTTTGGTGCCCAGAACAGTCCTCCAATCTTTGAAGCCTTTGCTAAAGGTTTAAAAAAATTCCGTCATGAAGTAACATACAACACAGGTACAGGCGATGTAGCTGTTATATGGAGTGTGTTATGGCATGGGCGTATGATGTTCAACAAAGATGTGTTCTTTAATTACAGAGCTCAGAACAAGCCTGTTATAGTTTTAGAAGTTGGCGGGCTAGAAAGATATCGCACATGGAAGATTGGTGTTAATGGAATCAATCAAGGAAGTCAATTTGTACAGGGGCCTAAGGATTCGGCTAGGAGAGAAAAACTAGGTATATCGTTAACACCTTGGCGAAACAATGATGGACACATACTAATATGTTCACAACATGAAAAGAGTCATCAATGGGCAGGACAACCTAGCATGGCTGATTGGGTCAAGCACACAGTACAACAGATAAGGCAGTATTCAGAAAGACCGATAACTCTTAGATATCATCCAAGATACAAATTTCCTGTAGACATTCCTGGAATAACGATAGACAACAGCAAGAGTTTTGAAGAAGAACTAAACACAGCTCATGCTGTGGTAACAGTAAATTCAAATCCCGGAATTGAAGCGGCGATACATGGTGTACCTATATTTGTGGATCCTAGCAGCTGGGCTAGTCCTGTAGGTAACTTTAATTTCGCTGATATAGAAAATCCTGCCAAGCCTGATAGAGAACAATGGCTGAACGATATCTGTTGGTATGAATGGACTGAAGAAGAAATGCGAGAAGGCATCCCGCAGAGCTTGTTATTAGCTCATCTCCAGTTTTCTAAAATGACAGGATCTTGAACGTCATGTACCTGCGGATTGCCGTGGAAGGCCAGCACAGCAGTATCATGAGGAATTGGCGGATTGCGAACTTCTAAGAAGTAACTGTTACGGCCGTAGCCAGCTAGTTCGCTTTTGTTTCTGATTTCCCATTTATAACTGCGGATCCACTCGTCTGGATAGAACTTGATATTGGGCTGATGTAATTGCCATATCCAATCTTGATCACCGTGTAAGCGTCCTACAGCAGTAGGATCTCTTTCAAAGTCTGACCAGATGTTGCTAAACTCTCCAGCAGGCCAACGCATAACAGCACTGCCTAACTTTTGATAATCGTGTCTAAACACTCTACCGGGATCTCTAAGTCCTAGGAATTCACCTGGTCGGTGCGTGATAAGATGATTGATATTCTTGACAATGACCATATCTAGATCCATGAAGAAGCAAGTGTCGCCCCGCATGAAATGATCACCTTTAAACACATAAGGCTTCCACCACCAGCCCTGGAAACGAGCGTCTGGAAGAAGCCTTATTTCTACCCTAGGATCTATGCCAGCGAAGTCATCGGTAAAGCAGACAAATCGATAAGGAACCGTGAGATGCCGTTCGATCATATTGTACAGCTTGTTTACATAATCTGAGCTGTACTTTGTGCCGTGTTTTAAACAGATGACGTTGAGCATTAGCCTTCGTATATAGCAGAGTTACCGGCGTGTTCAAACACTTCCACTGACCGCAATCTAACACCTGCTCCTACTGGATAGCGAGCACGGAATTGATTGCCGTTAGGGCAGTAATAGTCGTTACCGTTTTTAAAGATATGTAAGATAGTTTCCATTTCTTTGTAAGCAAGCTCTGCGAACTTTTCGCAGCCTACTCCGTCTACTAAACGAATATCGCAGATGCCACCGACGTCATTGAGACCTAATGCCGCAAGTGCTTGGAATTTTTCTAGATGTGGATCATCTTTGGCAATTACCAAAGTGTGATCAAACTGCCACTCACTCCATTCCTTGAATGCTTTGAGTCCGCCAAAATCCATAACCCAATTACGATCATCTAATGTTTCTGATTCGAAAATTAGTTTGATACCAATTGAGTATCCGTGAAGCAGTGAGCAGTGACTATGCGTTGAACGCCACTGTCTAAAGCAGCATGATAGTCCACGATCGTTGCCGTATGTTTTTGTTGATAGATATTTTGCCATTGTTATCTCCTTCAGATTAAGCAATGACACGCAGAGTTTATAATGCGGGATGAGCGTCTAAGTCCGCAATATAATTATTATACACTCTTACTTATCGTTGTCAACCTGATGGACGATTTTTAGATTAGGCTTGCCGCCATTTAGGATTCTGAGTTCTTCTAGTTGTTTGGCTACTTTTTCAAAATGGTCATCAGTATCTTTCATAATGCCTAGCATAGTCATCATAGTTGAAAGGCTCCAATGCCACCAGCTAACACAGGTGATGCTTAATACGATAAGTCCTGTGTAGAAGATATTCTGCCAAGGTGTGCCATAGTGGAGATACATAAATGCCGAGACCGCACAGAAAATGGCTGGTGCGATCACTGAATAGATTCTCCAACCTTTAATTTGTTTGTAAAGTTCTTGAGTAATTGGTCCCATAATATTTGCCCTTGAGCTAATATTTATTAGGTACTGTTTAGAAATTAAGCGGTAGCTTATCTACGACAACATTGTCGAACTGCCATTGTGGCGGCAATTGCCAGCCGTCTAGATTAAAGACCGTGAATTTAATATGAGGAAAGTGTTCGAATACTTTGGCAGTCTGATGTATCCAGTAGCTGGGATCGATAGCATGATGTGATTCTTTGACATAATTCTCTGTGCCTTTGTATACGTTGTTGACTTTATTGCCATCGCCATATAAATCAAAACCAATCAACCAAACTTCGTCAACGGCCAGTTCTGCTGCTAATAATATGGCATAAGGTCCACTACCCCATTGGAAAGGTTCGTCTGGTCTAGTGTCGCCTTGGTATGGTAGTTCTGGAACTGTTTTCACCCAAGACGAATATTTGAATTCACTGACCCACTCGGGTCTTGTATAAATCGAATGTACGGGAATGCCTACAGTGATTGCTTCCTTGACCATGCGTCTATCGCAACAGACAAGATGGTCAACAGCGTAGTCTCTAGAGATAGCATTACAGCCAACGCTGATGTTTGTTTTTAATATTTGGGTGAGATCTAAACCAGCTCGGCTTTCGCCGTTTCCTATTGCTAGGACAGGCATGTTAACCTATAAGACCAAACTTGGCCCATACTCCTGGAGTACCTTCTGCTAGGCAAACCCAACCAATTGGTGTGTTCATAGCGGGTTCTGAATTCCAAACAATGTCGCCTCGTTTGAAACTGCCATACTGTGGCGGTTGGTCACTGGAAGTCTGTAACTGATTATTGATACGAACAGCACCGTTGACATGTAGTGCTACGCTAGGATCAGGATTGGTAATACCTATCGCTAGTTTACCAAACAACGATACCTGTACAGGCATTGTATTTTTGTTGCCAATTACTAGATCACCGTTGCCTTTGACAATGAATCTATCTGTGTTATCAGTAACGATAGCTAGATCCTGGGACCCGTGTGTGCCGATAAACGCAGTATTTTGATCAGTACCGATTTGTATTTCTATATTGTTTTCTACGATAGAAAACTTAGCATGACCTTCTTCGATACCAATGCTAACTTTGTTAGAATCGCTGTTGTAAAATAGAGTGTTGTCTATGTTTACATTGCCTAACACTGTTAATTTTTTAAGGTTGCCTAATTCTTTAATTTGACTCTTGCTAACTGTAGGACCTAACTCTTGTAAGCTGAGTACAGGCACACCATCTAGCATATAAGAACGACCCTGATTTAAGTCGATATTTTCTGTACTAAAGATAGTATCTTCGTTTTTAAGAATGAATTGTTTTGGATATCCTAGACCTGACCAAATTAGTCCTTTTCCAATTACAGGACTTTCTTTGGTGGCTTTAAATTCTAATGGTGTAGAACGTTCTAATCTAATGTCTGCTTTAAGTTCTGTTACAGTGATAGTTTCTGCTGTAAGCACACCAGTAACTCTGATGTCTTTTGCTGTTAATTGATTTTCAACTTCTACACTGCCTAATACTTTTGAAACTTTTAGATTATCAACAGTTATAGCATCGTCTTCGATCAGCAGGCGTGTTGCTGTGGTAGCAGAATCTTTGATACCAGTACTGGCAAAATTACGAATAACTCCGCCGTTGATTAGATCGCCAGAGAATGATCTCTGTGGAATCTGTTTGATTAATTTTAGATAATCAACTTCTACGTTTGCTCGCAGCGTTCCTGAAACTGTTAGGTCACCAACTATGGTAGCATCTTGTGCGATCAGTGTTTTTTCTACAGTAACATTTCCAGCTAGTTCTGGAATCTTAGCTCTTGGTGTTTCAATTCCTTGATTAGAAACTGTTAGCACAGTACTTGTAGCAGAGTCTGCTATACCTAAACTGCTAAAGTTCTTGATTTTACCACCAAGTATTTGGTCTCCAGACAGCGAACCGTAAGGAATATTCCTTATGATTTCTGCGATATCTAGAGGTTTTTGTTGAGATCGCTGACTTTCGGACAGTGCTTTTAGCACGGTTCCTAGATCGTTAGCCACTTGTTCGATGTTGATATGTTCCATAGTACCAATATTTATCCTTTGATGAAAGCAATAAATACTATGTCAAAGGATGAGATAATGGCGGTTTCTAATACATTTAACCCTACTATAGCGGTCAATACAACTACCGACGTGATTACAATAAACGGTCACGGGTATCTACAGAATCAAGGTGTGCTGTACTCCAACGGTGGAGGCGGCGCGAACAGTATTGGCGGGTTAGTTAATGGTTACAAATACTATGTTATCTTTGTTACTACTAACACATTTAAGTTAGCCACAACTGAAGATAATGCTAGATCAGCAGTAGCTATAGATCTACTGAGCGTTGGCACAGGATCTACTCATTCCTTATCAGTAACTTTCCAATATCCAAACGAGCCAGCTTACCTAGACGTATTCCGTAAATTTAGATTCTTTGCTACAGGTCTGCCAGCAAATGGTTCAACACTAGAAGCCAAGAGTGTTCGTGACACTATTAATATCCTGTCTGGAGGTAACTTGGTTATCTCTAACATTAATCAAGACACAGGGTCGGTCACGATAGATGCTCCTGCTTACGCTCTAACAGTACCTACAGGAACTGTAGATTTAAATCTAAACAGCAATTCGGGATTTAATCAAAGCGTAACACTAACGCCAGTTCGAGGCATAGCGATCACAAGAGGCGGCCCACAGGAAGTTAAATTTGAAAGCTTCGGTGTTACTGAAACAGATACCCTACAATCAGTGACACAGCGTGGTAACATCACTTCAAACGATATCTACATAAACAATTTAATAGTGGCCAATATCAAGAGCAGCGATGGTGGCCTGACTAGCATATCAATTACTTCAGGAGACAACGTTACAGGTATCGGTACTATTGGCAATCCACTACAACTAGCACCTGATGAGTCTGTTAGCACAGCAGCTTCTAAAACGATAACCATTAGCTTTAGTGCTACATCACAAGGTATGTTAGATTATACCGCCGTGTATAAAAATAACCTAGGTTTGTCAGCAGGTAGTGTTACTATACAACGACAAGATCCTAGCACATTGGCTTGGGTTTCATTGGACTCTGCCAGCGGAACATCTGCGACTAACAGCTATCAGATCTCCAATGTTTATTCTGAAGCATACAACGGTACTGTGAATTATCGCATTGTGATTTCCTTCGCAGGTAACACAGGATTCGTGAACTATCGTATCAGGGTGACTTTTGATCCTATACCAGTAACTGGTGTAACTATGATCAAGTCTGATACTACTAACCAAATATTAAATCTAGGCAGCAGTGGCGGACGTACAAATATCTATGGCCCTACATATCATTTCGATACCATGTATACCACTGGCATGTCTATATACCAAAATGAAATCGTAGGGTTAAATTCCAATGACGATATCATTATTGATCCTCATGGCACAGGTAATGTTAGGATTAAAGCGCCAGGTATCACTACAGATCAAACTAGCTTCGACGTTATAAACACTACAGCTACAACAGTAAACGCATTTGGCGCAGCAACTACCCTAAGTATAGGTGCTGGTACTGGCACATTGAATCTAAACAATGTCACGATCACTGCTGCCAACGCTATCGCATTTAACATGAATGGTGGTAGTCCTACAATAGCAACTTCTAGCGTAGGTACAGCTTCGGTATTCAATACCAATGCCACAACTGGTAACCTATTTGGTGATGCTACAACAGTTACTATCGGTGCGTCATCTGCTTCTACTATGAATCTTAGAAGTGAAACGATGAACATGCCGAACGCAACATCGTTAAACATTAATGGTGTTAGTCCGTCTATAACAACAACTAGTACAGGCACAGTCAATGTGTTCAACGCTAATGCGTTAACTGGTAATCTATTTGGCGCAGCTACAGCGGTCACAATCGGTGCTACTACTGGTACATTGAATCTAAGACCAGTAACAATCACAGCAGCCAACGCCACGACATTTAATATGAACGGTGCTAGTCCTAGCATCGTTACTAGTGACACCGGAACAGCTTCGGTATTCAATACCAACGCACTAACTGGCAATTTGTTCGGCGCCGCAACTACAGTGAATATTGGTGCTACATCTGGTACATTGAACTTACGCAATGCTACGATCACTGCTGCCAATGCTACAACAGTAAATCTAAGTGCCGCTACTACAATTAACATGAATGGTGCTAATCCTAGCATCATTACAACAGATACTGGTACAGTTTCTCTGTTCAACACTAATGCGTTAACAGGTAATTTGTTTGGAGCTGCTACCGCAGTAACAATTGGTGCTACTTCAGGTACGCTAAATTTACGACCAGTAACTATCACTGCGGCCAATGCTACGGCATTTAACATGAACGGTGCTAGTCCTACAGTCGCTACAACTAGCACAGGCACAGCTTCAGTATTCAATGCTAATGCGTTAACTGGTAACTTGTTTGGTGCTGCTACAACAGTCAGCATAGGTGCTGGCACAGGTACAACAACAGTTAACAATGCCTTAACAGCTACAGGTACGCTGACAGCCAGTGCTGCCGTGACTGCTACTGGGAACAATGTCAACGTAACACTAAGCCCAACAGGTACAGGCTCTGTAACTATCGCTCCTGACAATGGTGTGACTATTGCTGGTGCTACTACATTAATATTGGGCACGGTTGGTCAGACTACTACGATGCGTGGCAATATTTCTGCTACTACTAATGACCAAACAATTTCATTAAGCCCTGCGTTGACAGGAACGGTAACGATCAATCCAAATACAACTGGATCGATCAACAACATGAACATCGGTGCGACGACACGTAAAACTGGTGCGTTCACTACAGGACTAGTAGGATCTTCAGCAGCATTTACCAATTGGCCAAATGCTACACTTGTTTCTGCGCAGGCACTAACTGGTCATACGCATACCTATAACTTTGGTATAGTTGGTGAAGCAGTAGCTGACGCAACTGATTCTACCAAATGGGGTATTGGAGTATACGGACGTGGAAACACCAATGGTGCTCAGCGCAGTGGCGGTATATTAGGTGACGGTGGTGTAACTAACACAGCTGACACAGGTTCAGCTATTGGTGTTCGTGGCTATGCCGATGACACACACGCAGGTGGTTTAAACATCGGATTGTATGGATCAGCTAGCAACTCGGGTGTAAACAACTATGCCCTTTACATGAACGCTGGCGGAATATTTTCGAATGCCGCACAAGCCTGGACAGTAATAGATAACAGTACATCAGCATTAAGCATTGACTCGCCTACTAAAACTGGCATACTGTTAGTTAAGACATCTACTGGTGCTCAAGGTGTGACTATGAGCGGCACACTAGCAGTTACAGGGCACGTTACAGTTGAAGGTGTAACATCGACAGGTGCTACAGGTACAGGTAAGTTTGTATTTGATGGCACTCCTACGATCAGCACACCTAGCATATCGGGTGGTACTCATACCGGTATTACAACTTTAGGTATCCGTGATACCAGCGCAGCCTTTGATGTTAACTTAGCAGCTACTAGCTCAACAACAATAACTACCGGCAGGACGTTGACATTCGATGTGGTCAACGCAGATCGTACTATCAAGTTAGGCGGTAACATATCATTAGGCGGTGCTATTACTACTGCCAACAGCTTAACCACAACTGGAAACTTTACCCTCAGCATAGCCACAACGGCTGCCACTAGCGTAACACTACCAACAAGCGGTACGCTATATGGTACGGCATCTGGAAGTATAACTAGTTCGCAATTGGCAACATCTTTAAGTGATGAAACAGGAACAGGTGCTGCTGTATTTGGAACTAACCCTAGCTTGACAGCGCCAACATGGGGTAACACCGCTAACACAACTGACGCTGACTTTACTGTAGATGCTAGCTTGTATGGATATGCCAGCTGGATTGTTAGCTTTACTGCTGGTAGGGCGTTGAACGTTACCAATCTAGCAGTAGGACGTAGAGCAGTTATCTATGTTAGAAATACAAATGGTAGTTCGAGAACTATAACTGTAAACGCTAGTGCTACTACTACAGGGTTAGCGACAGTCAATATGGCAGTAGGAGCAGGTGCGGCAAGTTCAACTACAGTGACACTAGCCGCAACTTCGGGTACCGCTGTTATCTATGTATGGAACACCGGTACCCTAGTTGGTATGGTTAACTAACTTTAAGCAGGATAGTATCTTCGTTGATACGACCATTCAGCTTGATGTCTACGGCTTTGATCTCATCCAAGAACTTACGCAGTGTTACCTTGCCCGCACTCTTGAATTCTTTGAGCTGTTCTACAGGCTTACGCAAAGTCTTCTGTACACTCTTGTTCTCATCGAATCCAATCACAGTAGTTCCTTTGACACGCAGCTCTCCGTATTGAGCAGCAATGTACTTGCCCAACTTGCGAGTCTTGATGTTGTAGACCCAAAGCTCTTGGCTACCAATGATGTCTGTAGGATTGATAGACACCATCTTAGTGGCATCGTCTGACTTACAGTACTTCATCTTGGCAACCAACTTGTCCTTGGCCACAGGCTTCTTGACACGAGGCTTGCGGTTAACCTTGCCTTCTTGCTGTAGCATATCACAAGCACTGATGATCTCAGAATAAAAATCATGTAGCTTCTTGATCTGCTTTTTGGTATAACAGCTATAACCTTCGTTCAACTGTTCGTCTTTGCCCGCCATCACTTCTACGATTTCGCTGTATGGGCGTTGATAGAAGTC